GCCAAGAGCATCGTCAACGACTGCCACGAACTTGGCGTGCCCGTGTACTGCCAGGAGCTTGGCGTATTCGAGGAGGGGATATGACATTGAGCGGCGGCGGCTGCATGCGGCAGAAGGGTACTGCGGAGAACGGACAGCGCCGCAGACCTCTAGCACGGTCGGACAACCCGGCCCGCCGCTCACAACGAAAGGAGGCCCCATGAACGTCAAGGAGATGGTTGCCAAGGCCCTGAAAGACGGGGGCTACGACGGACTGTACAACAGATACCTCCCTTGCGGATGTCCGCTTAACGACTTGATGATATGCGGCGTCGAGGGCATCGACGAATGCGAAGCGGCCTACCGCATGACAATCGCCCAGGCGCAGGCGGCTGGCCTCGACCCCGACCCGGATTCACCGACCCAGATGGTTCCCGCCAGCGAGTGGGGACGGTGCGCCCGGTGTATGGGTGAGGGTGGGTGGCCCGTGCCCACCGCCCCCAGCAATATCGGCACTTGCCCCTATCGTGAATGCCCCGCCTGCGGTGGCGTGGGCTTCGTGCGAAGGGAGAGGGTAGAAGGGAGGTTGAAATGAAGCGGCTGGTAGTGTTGTTTCTTGCGGGCTTGTTGGCTTCGGTTGCGTCGGCGAAGGACATTATACCCGGCGTTGGCTGCGGTAATCTGCGGCTTGGGCTGACAGCCCGGGAAGTGACCCGGATGCTTGGGAAGCCGGAGAGCACGAACGACCTGATTGTCTGGCACTATCGGGGTTGTACGATCTCCGTGCGGTTCGACGCCAAGACCTGGCGGGTGGACGAACTGCGGTTCAATATCGGGCGGCAGGCGGGCAAGAATAGCCCGAATACGGTAAAGGGGCCACACGGCACGGTATCGCTTGGCGAAAAGGCGGAGCGCGTTATCCGGGCCTTCGGGCCGATACGATACTGGTCGATAGGCGGGGCCAAGGGCGTACCTTACGGCGCGCCGACCAGCGTCTACCTGGGCAAGTATACGGCGTTGTCCTACCCGCTCGAGGGCGTCGTGTTTCTCGTCAACAAGTACGGCACGATGACACAGGTAAGACTCCGAGGAGGACTACGTGGGAAGCGGAAGTGAGACAAGGAATATTGAGCCGCTGACTTCGGTCAGCGGCTTTTTTTGTGGACAGAGGCCGGTATGGGTTGTATGAATAATGTAGGGAGGTGGCTATTCCAGCATATACTCGAAAACCCGATACAGGTGTCCGCCAGAGGGAAATTACCCCGACATTAGGGAAAACTACTACAAATTGCTCTACTGACGGGGCCAGCACTTTGAGAAAAGTTTTTTTCATCTCACGTGTATAAAGGCTATCCGGCAAGGAGGGGGTAATGACTGGCCCCATGAACGACGCTCAGCGTGCTGTGGTTAAGGCGGCCATACTGGCGAGCTTGTCGAATGGGGTTTCGGTGATGGCGGCTTGCCGGGGGGCGGATATATCGCTGAACACCTATGCGAACTGGCGGAACAAGGACGCGGAGTTCGCTGAGGCGGCAATTCAGGCCAAGATAGCTCAGGTCGAAGTTGTAGAAAGTTCACTCTATAAAAAGGCGCTGGAAGGCAACACTACGGCCATGATATTCTGGCTGTGCAATCGGGCGCCGGGTGACTGGCGGCATGTCCAGCACATCCAGGCCCAACTGGAGCATAGCGGTGCGATTGATATGGCCGGTATCGGCGATCTGACAACGCTGACCGATGAGCAGCTGGCGCAGTTGTGGGTGCAGTTGAAGAAGAAAGCAGGCAATGGCAACACAGACACTGGATAGTGTCCAGGCGGAGTCGGGCCTGCGGCGGGTCGGGCGCGAGCTGGCCCAACAGCATTTCCTATACGAAGGGCCGAACGGCGAAGTGCTCGGGTTCCTGGGCCATTTTCCTCCGCCGACTGATGCGGGGTTCCGGGTTGGTATACATACCCGGGCGATAGCGGCGGAGCTTGAGCGGGCAACGCTGGCGGTGGAAGCGGGTAAGAGCTATTGCGTGGCGATCTCGACGGTCCACCGCCACGGTAAGTCGACACTAGTTAGCCGGCGGTATCCGTGCTGGCACCTGGGACGTAATCCGGAGCACGAGGTCATTATGGTTTCGTATGCCGCGGGTTTGATCCACGAGCACAGCCGGGTAGCGCGCGCCTGCGTGGGTTCGGAGGAGTATTACAAGACGTTCGGCCTCCGGCTTTCGCAGCGGAGTCATAGCGTGGGTACATGGGAACTTGAAGGACACCTGGGCAAGGTAAACGCTATGGGCCTCGAGGCGGGCGTAACGGGGAAAGGCGGCCAGCTTATTATCGTTGACGATCCCCACTCCGGGTGGGCGGCGGCGCAGTCCGCGGTAGAGCGGGAGCGTGTCTGGTCAACGTTGATGGCCGACGTATTCACGCGCCGGGCTCCGGCGTACGCGATTATCCTTGTTATGACGCGCTGGCACCCCGACGACGTGTGGGGGCGTATCGAGAAGGCTATGGAAGACGATCCTGCGTTCCCGCGCTTTAAGTTCGTTACTTTCCCGGCGCGGCGCGACGATTATCCTGGTAAGCGGCATACCCTGTTCCCGGAGCGGTACACGACGGAGTGGTATAAGGGCATGCGGGCCTCGCTCGGCAAGACGCGGGCGGCGGCGCTGATGGACTGCAAGCCGATGTTGCCGGGTGGTAACCGGTTCGACGTTAGCAAGTTCCAGTATGTGAGTTCGCACCGGATACCGGAGCACGTACAGGGCGCGAAGTGGGTGCGATACTGGGACCTGGCGTCTAGCGAGAAGGAGCGGGCGAGTGCGAACCCGGACTATACGGCGGGGGCTCTGGCCACGGTTATCAAGGGCGATAGTGGTAAGCCGCCTCAGCTGTGGATTCTCGACATGGTAAGGGTGTGTATGGAGGCGCCGGAGCGCGACAAAATAATCCTTGCGACGGCGGCGAAAGACGGCCCGCGGACGGCGATTATATTCGAGACGGTGGCTGGATATAAGGATACCGCGACAAGAATAGAGCGGCAGCTGTCGGGCTTTAATACCGTCAAGCGTGATGCCAAGCAGGTGTCGAAAGATGTACGATCGCAGGAGCTTGAACCGATCGCCGACGCAGGAAATGTGTACGTGGTTAGGGCTCCGTGGAACGAAGCGTTCGTTCAGGAGATGGCCGAAGTACCGAAGGGTGCGCACGACGATCAGCACGACGCGGTGACCGGCGCCCTGAAATATCTTTACGATCCCGATGACTGGCTTGTGGTATAATGTAGGGGTACTTGCTCGGGGAGATATTGTATGGCGATTGCGGCACGGATAAGGCAGGCGCTGAAGGGTTTTATAGGCGAGGGTGCGGGTACGCCCGCGGCGCAGACTGTCGACGGGTCCGTACTCGCACCAGTGCCCCATATGCTTAACGAGTTTCCCACGCGCCCCACGTGTACGTCGCCGGCGGTTAAGCAGCAACAGAGCCTCGATCAACTCTTCGAGATAATCAATACCAACCAGAGCGCCGGCGGCCTTCGGCAGGTCCAGTCCGACGGCGACGCGCGTAAGAACTTCTTCCGATGGCAGTACGCCGGGGCTATGGCAATCGCCGAAGCGATGATGGTTGCCGACTGGGATATCCAAGAGCGGGACTCGGACGGCAAGTGGGCGGTAGAAAGCCCGCACCCGCTTGAGACTTTGCTCAAAGACGCGAACCCGTTTATGACAGGCCCGGAGCTTTTCCTCTGGACGTTCTGCGAAGTTATCCTGATCGGCAAGAGCTGGTGGGCGATTAGTAAGAACGGGCTGAACGAGCCCGCGGAGTTATGGCCGCTTATCGGTACGGTGACGCCGATCCGCGATCCGGTAACGCTTATTAAGGGCTGGAAGCAGGAAGCGTGGGTAGACGGTCAACACCTTGTGCGGACGTATGAGCCCGAGGAGATCGTTTACCTTCGGATACCGAAGCCCGGCGACCTGGTAGGTGGGTTCGGTCCGGTGCAGGCGGCGGGCGCGGCGATTAGCCTGGATACGCAGATCGTGGAGTCGGAGTGGGCGGCGTTTAAGCAGGGCGTATTCCCGACAGCCGTGCTGATGCTTACGGAGCAGGACGCGGCGAAGCGGCAGCGTGCGGTCGAGGAGTTCGACAAGAAATACGGGGGCGTGGAGGCAACGGGTAAGTCGATCGGCCTCAATGCCGATCGCGTCAAGCTAGAGTTTCCTTCCCGCCGGCCGCTGGACATGGGCTACCACCGAAGCGAAGAAGCGCGCCGTGATGAGATCTTGGCAACGCTCCGCACGCCGGCGGCAATTCTGGGGTTATCAAAGGACGTGAACCGGGCTAGTGCGGCGGGTATGGAGTACATCTTTGCGAAGTGGCGGATGGCCCCGCTATTCAAGCTGCTGCAGGCGCGGATTAACCAGGACCTGGCGCGGCCGTTTTATGGCCCGGATACCCGGTTGAAGTTCTCGGTGCCGATACCGGAGGACGAAGCGGCGGAAACAGAGAAGCTGGACATGCACATGCGGCACGGGATTATGACGATTAACGAGGCCCGCGAGAAGATTGGACTTGGGCCGATGCCGTGGGGTGACAGACCATACCTCCCGGGTGGTCTTCTCCCTGTTGGTTCGGCGTCGGCGCCTCAAGATGGGCAGGCACTTCCTTCGACTAGCAGCACGACGGATACCGCAGTAGCGCCCGAGACTCAAGCAGCTGTGGTATCCTCTGCTCCACCCAAGGGTCGCACGCGGAAGGAGCGCGCGATTATCGCGTGGCAGCACGCGGAAGATCGTATCTCGCTAGATCGGAAGTTCCGCCGGCTGTTCGCCAAGTATTTCGCTGACCTAGGTAGCCGGGTACTCGAGGCGTGGGACAAGAGTGAGCAGCAGGCTTTTAGCGCGCGGGAAGTGCTGATACTGCCAGCAGGGGTGGACCGGATACTCGACCCTGCGGCTATGGCCGCGGATATGGCGCGGCGTGCGCAGCCCGCGGTTCGCGGCGGCTTGTTCCTTGGCGGTTCATTCGAGCGCGGGCTTACGGTCGACCCGGCGGCGATGCCCTGGGCGGCGGACGAACAGATTATTGATGAGTACGTCGCGCGTCATGGCGCGAGTCATTATATGGGGGTCGCCGATATTACGCGGCAGCAGTACGTCGAGACGGTAGCGGTAGCGGCGAAGGCGAATAAGTCGTGGGATGAGATACGGTTATCGATCGTTGATGAGATCGGTGTGATGAAGGAAAGCCGTGCCGCGAACATTGCGATGACCGAGACGACGAAGATTTATGGCGCCGGCAGCCAGGCATTCCGTGAGAAGTTCGAGGTGCCCTACAAGCAGTGGGTGGCGAGTTTCGTGAATACCCGAGACAGCCACGGCGCGGCCGACGGGCAGGTTGTAGGGAACGATGAGAACTTCTACGTGGGCGATGATAGCATGGCGTGGCCGGGTACGGGTTCAAGCGCGGCGGAGAACTGCAACTGCGCCTGCTGCGCGATCGGAGTCTTGGAAAAATAATTACATCTACATCAAGGAGATTCGCTATGTCAGTCGAAGCAAACGCCGTCTTGGAACGCTGTGAGATTCAGCAGCAGGCCGTGCCGAAGCACGGGATTACGGTTGAGGATAGTTCGGGCGATATACTCTTCTGGGCCGTCGCCGTCGATAAGAATAAGAATAAGAATAGGCTCGGTTTTATCTTCGACTGGGACAGCCCGGCGGATATCGTCGTCGATGCGTTCAAGGCGAACCCTACCCTGCTCTGGCGGCACGAGGATTTCGACGTGCCGATCGGGCGGGTCGAAGAGATCCAGGTGGACAACAAGCGGGTTAAGATGCTCTGCCGGATTCCGAGTTACCAGGAGAACCCGGAGATGGCCGCCTTCGAGGGGCTTGTGGGAACCTTACGCCAGCTAATTATTGACGGCTTCCTGAGGGCGGTCAGCATCGGCTTCTATATTCTACGCGAGGAAGCCCGCGCCGCGGACGCGGATAAGCCCGAGTACGAGCGGGCGCGGATTATCAAGCAGATAGAGATTGTCGAGTTATCCGTGTGCAGTATCGGCGCCCACGAGTCGGCGCTCATCCAGCAGTACGCGAAGATCGCGGCGGACGCTCCGAACCCCGTGGCGGTGCCGCCAGCGTGCACGTGGGCGAACGAGGCCGCCGACGGGAAGATGCTATACCGGCTGTCGCTACCCGATCCCGCGGCCGCCCAGGAAACCGCGACTACCTACCAGTGCGAGTGTATCGAGTGCGGCTATCAGATGGAGAGCGAGGAGCACTGCAAGGACAATAAATGTCCCGAGTGCGGCGGGACGATGCGCCGGGCCGAACGCCCGGGGCCGGGAGAACCGAGCGCGGCGCTCCCCGCGGCCGACCAGGACGCGAGTCCTGCTCCTACGCCTACGGCGCCGGCGAATCCGGCGAGCGCGGAGAAAGTGTATGTAGGCACGGCGGTCGACGCGGTTATCGGAACGCTCGACGCTTTCGACACGCACCCCGAACGGCAGGACGATACCTGGCGCGCGATTCCGTATAGTCGCCATGGCGACGGGGGCGTACGCGCCGAGGACACTCCGTGGGATGGCCCGGCGGAGACGAAGGCGGCCGACGTGGACAAGCTCAAGATTATGTGTACGCTGGAGAACAAGGAAGCGCTCGAGGCCAAGGGCGGGTATAAGCTGCC